GTTCAACTCCTATGATAGTAAAAATTTTTTTAAAGATCTAAATTATCTAGGTAGCTTGGATCCAACGCTCCAACCTGGAATTTTGCCAGCATAAAAAAAGGGAGCTGTTGCTCCCTTTTATTAGAACTTTCTTTATGCAATAACCTCTAAAGAATTCTCACTTAAATTAATGGTAAGACTTCCACCATCTCGCAAACGATTTAATTGAGATATTCCCAATGGGATATTTTCTACAAAGTCATCGCCACTAACATCATGAGTTCTTTCCCATAAGTCATTATGCTGGTCATACTTGGGATTGTATCCACTAGCATAAACAACATGTTCAACTTTTCTTTTGCCATCTTTTAAATAGCAATTCATGACATAGATGCCCTCATCTTTGACAAGCCAAAAAGATCTTTCTTTGGTGGTCTTGTCTCGATAAGCTATCTTGAACTCTTTCGCAAATAAAGTCTCCCTTGCGAGAGACTTTAATTTTTTACTAGGTTTAAAAGTTAACTTATGCATCATGACCACTCACAAGGATCTTCGTCCATAAGGTCAAAACTTTCGTCTTCTCCCTCATGGCAAACATCCCAAGATAGATTGAGATTATGCTCTTGGCAATACTCTTTCATCTTGGCAAAGATTGGAAAAGGACAACTCCATGCTGTGAGGAAATTGATAGTTAACTCATCATCAAGGTTGGCATCAACATCAACATCGTAAGAGTTCCACTTTGTTCCCCAATTGGCATTGCTCCACTCATACCAATTATCAAAGCCAAAGTTTTTTATCCACTTGTTGCGAATAATTTTACTTTTAGGAACATAGCAACCACTTTCGTTTTTATAATCGCTAGGGCAATTATCAAAACCACAACCTCTGCCTTTTTTCAATTCTTTAGGCATTGGGATTATTCCATTGAAGTCAAACTCCCCACTGTTAATAGAGAGTTTGGTTTTCAATTCAGCAAGAGCAAGTTGCTCTTTTTCACAACCACTGTTGACTGAAACATCAACATCATTAAAAGTATGATTAGGCATTAGTTCCACCTCTCAATTGTGAAAAGGCTTGTTGGTCTTACTTCATATCCATTCTTATGAGTAAGTTTTATATGTGCCATGACATCTTTACCTTTAAGAATTCCACTGAAGGTTTTCTTGTTGGCAGTCATGTTAGTCCCTAACATATACTCATCCTTAAATTGCTTTAGAGTTTGTCTAACTCCAAAGCCATTGGGTTTTACTATAAGGTGGCTTATAGCATCGTTTTTAATAGAACCTCTCAAAAGAGATATTCCATTCTTAAGTTCAAGATACCTTGATATCTCTTTACTTATTCTCATAGATGCAAGTTCATCTTGCATCTTTTTTAGTTGGTCTAAACGCTTGTCCATTGTTTAGTTCCTCCATATTGTCAGTTGCATAATGTTTGGTTATTTAATTACCAACTGAACTTAAGTTCAGTTTAATTGATTAACAATCAATACACAAATTTAACACATCAATTAACACAATTAAACTTGACATTCTCAAACCATTTGATCTAGCAAAAACCAAGATATTAAGTATGACATTTTAAAGCGTCATACTTTTTATGGGTCTCTATTGGATCGCGTGCCAAAAAAATGATAGTAGGATTGAGCCATCCCCCCCCCATATATATGGGCATGGCGATTTTTTTTTCGTGTATAGAATAAACTATCGATATATACAATTACCCAAAAAACCATTTCGCCCCCCCCCTCTTCAATTGGGACCCCTATTGAGGTACCATATTTCACATAGAAAAAACATTTTGAGATGCTTGCAAAAAATACAAAACTAGAACATGTGCCAGACGATGCTCTAAAAGAAATCGTTATGATTCAAAATCGAATCAAGCAGCTAGGCATACGCGAGAAAGCACAAACAAACTTCATCGAGTATGTTAATCACGTCTGGGATGGCTTCATCGAAGGCGAGCACCATAAGCTCTTTGCGCAAAAGCTCGAAGCAGTAGCCAAAGGCAAGTGCAAGCGTCTGATCGTTAACATGCCCCCACGTCATACCAAGTCCGAGTTTGCCTCTGTGTTTTTTCCGAGCTGGATCATGGGCCTCAAGCCCGACATGAAAATAATGCAAACAACTCACACCGCCGAACTCTCGGCAAGGTTCGGGCGCAAGGTGCGTAATTTGATGGACACCGATGAATACAGGCAAATCTTCAACAAGGTGAGACTGTCTGCTGACTCCAAGTCCGCAGGTCGGTGGGAGACGAACAAAGGCGGTGAATATTTCGCAGCAGGTGTCGGTGGCGCGATTACAGGTCGAGGCGCTGACTTGCTGATTATTGATGATCCACATTCTGAGCAAGATGCCCTGTCACCATCTGCACTTGAGTCGGCTTATGAATGGTATACCTCCGGCCCCCGCCAGCGTTTACAACCCGGTGGTGCTATTGTGATTGTGATGACGCGCTGGTCAACTTTGGATCTTACTGAAAAACTGATTAAGCGCATGAGCGAAGACCATGCCGATCAATGGGATATCTTAGAGCTTCCTGCTATTTTGGAAGACAACACTCCACTGTGGCCAGGCTACTGGAAGATTGAGGAGCTTGAATCAGTTAAAGCATCTTTGCCTGTTGCTAAGTGGAATGCTCAATATATGCAAAACCCTACCTCTGAAGAGGGTGCCCTACTCAAACGCGAGTGGTGGCAAATGTGGGAGCAAGAGAATCCCCCTCCTTGCTCCTACATACTTCAGTCTTACGATACAGCTTTTAGTTCTAAAGAAACTGCTGACTATAGCGCTATTACCACTTGGGGTGTTTTTAAACCAAGCGATGGCGCACCTGAGTCCATCATGCTGTTAGACGCTAAACGAGGGCGTTGGGACTTTCCAGATTTAAAAACGACAGCTTATGATGAATATAACTATTGGCAACCGGACATTGTCTTGGTAGAATCACAAGCAAGTGGTACGCCTTTGACGCAAGAGCTGAGAATGATGGGCATACCTGTGGTGAACTACCGACCCACCAAAGGGAAGGATAAAGTTACCCGCGTTCACTCTGTTTCTCCAGTGTTTGAAGCAGGCATGGTTTGGGCACCTGATGCCATCTTTGCAGAAGTAGTCATTGAAGAGTGTGCCGCCTTTCCATATGGTGAATACGATGACTTTGTAGATTCAACAACACAGGCTATACTAAGATTTCGTCAAGGCAATTTTGTGCGATTGGACTCAGACGAAGAGGACGATGAGCCCATACCGAAACAAAGAATATATTATTAGAGGTAATAATCATGGTTAAAAAAGTAATTAAGAAAAAAATCACGAAAGAGATTAAAGGGGCTGTAAAGAGTAGCAAAAAAAAGAAATCTACCAGTAAAACAAAACCAGGTCAAATGATTGGCACAAGTGGTGTTAAGATGTCTAAGCGTAAAGTTAAAGGCAAGGTTGGTAAACCAAAACCAATTCAATCAGAAAGAAGTAAAATTGCAGCAGCAAACGCAAAAGCAGCTTCTAAAAGAGCAAAGGCAGCTGGAAAAACAGGTGGTGTAGGCGCAGCAGCTAAAACTATAACTAGCAGAACAGCTAGAGCAAGAAATAAAACTGGCGCAGCTGCTTCAAGACCAGGTCGAGGTGTAGCAGCAACTGCAATTGGAGGAGCAGCGGCATTAACGCTTATGAACAAAAAAGGTTCTTCAGGTGCAGCAAAGGTAACTTTTGCCGAAGCATTTAAGAAGGCTCGTGCTAAAGGTGAGGGAACTCTGTTTACTCATAATGGCAAGAAATACATTGCTGTTACTAAAACTGATCTGAAGAAAAAAGGTTACGATGCTAACGAACTAGCCGCTTACAACAAGCGCGGTGGAAAAGCTAGAGGCCCACTCAACAGACTTGGTCAAGGCGTGAAAAAAGTTCTTTTAGGTAAAGACAAAAAGTTTGGTGGCGACAAAGGTGTCATTGACTTTATTAGAAAGCCCAAGAAAAAAGCCAGTGGCGGAATGATGAAGGCTAAGAAGTATCAAAAAGGTGGCCTAGTTGATAAAAGAAAAGCAACCGGAGCCGCTAAAAGAGGTTTTGGTAAAGCTTACATGAAAGGCAGGAGATCTTAGATGTCAGCAAAATCAAATATAGTTAAAAATATACTTAAAAGACTTTACCAAAGATCAACCCCTCAATTACAAGTTGCTTCAAAAATTGCAAGCAAGGTTTCTCCAAAAAGCAAAATTGCAGCTGCAATAGCAGCAGTGGCAACGCCAGCATTATTAGCTCCGGGCAGAAAAACTAAAGCTCGTAAAAAGGGCGCTGGAAAACCTATTGCTCCAAGAATTAAAGGCACTTCAGCAAGAAGAGGAACTTATACTGCTAGGAAAAGAACAGGCGAAGGCGATCAAGGAACCTATAGCAACATCAGGCCAACCATGGGTACGCCTGGTCAAGATATGTCCGCGATAGCAAGAAGACCTAACAGAGTTAGAAGAATGAAAGGCGGCGGAATTGCAATTAAAGGACAAGGTAAAGCATTTTTAAAATCTAAAAGGTAAAGGCAAATAAATAAATGGCAACCACAGATAAAGCAATTACTGTTGAGGAGCAGTTAGACCTTAAAGTACGCGACAGATCCAAAGAGATGGACATTGAAGTCGATGTTGCTGAATCTAATCCAGAGCTTGATTCATTTGAGCAAATGCCAGATGGTAGCATTGAGTTTGGTGCGCCATTACCTCCTATGGATAACACAAATTTCTCTGCAAACATTGCTGAAATTATAGATGATTCAGATCTTAATTCTTTAAAGAATGATCTGATGGGCAACATTGAAGCTGATAAAGAGTCTCGTAGCGATTGGGAAAAAACATACCGTGATGGCCTTGAATATCTTGGCATGAAGTATGAAGAAAGATCTGCTCCCTTTGAAGGCGCTTCAGGTGTAATGCATCCATTGCTTGCAGAATCTGTAACTCAGTTTCAAGCTCAAGCCTATAATGAACTCTTACCATCGCAAGGCCCTGTAAAAACACAAGTGCTAGGCATGACAACTCCAGAAAACGAACAGCAGGCTGCTCGTGTGCAAGAGTTTATGAATTATCAGTTAATGCAGGTCATGAAAGAATATGATTCTGAGACTGATCAAATGTTATTTTATCTACCACTTTCTGGTTCAGCTTTTAGAAAAGTTTACTACGATCAAAATTTAGGACGAGCAGTCTCTAAATTTATTCCAAGTGAAGATTTAATTGTGCCCTATGCAGCAACAGACTTGCACAGCGCCACAAGAATTACGCATGTAATTAATATGTCAATGAATGACATACGCAAATTGCAACAAGTCGGTTTTTACAGCGATGTAAAAATAGATTCTGGCACCATGGCGGTAGAAGATGCTGATAGCCTTCAAGAAGAGATAGATGAGATTCAAGGCATTAGCCCAAGTTATAGTGATGATGATACTTGCACAGTGCATGAGATTCACACAGAGTTAGACATACCAGGCTTTGAAGATGTTAATGCTGAAGGCGAAGAGACTGAAATTAAATTGCCTTACATTGTAACCATTGCCAATAACAAAGTTTTATCTATTCGTAGAAACTACAAAGAAAATGATCAACTGAAACAGCGTATCAATTACTTTGTGCATTATAAGTTTTTACCAGGGCTAGGATTTTATGGCTTTGGTTTGACTCACATGATTGGTGGCTTATCTAAAGCTTCAACCTCAATTCTTCGTCAGCTTATTGACGCTGGTACTTTATCTAATTTACCAGCTGGATTTAAAGCTAGAGGAATTCGTATTCGTAATGACGACCAACCTTTACAGCCCGGCGAGTTCAGAGACATGGACGCACCCGGCGGTAGTTTGCGAGACGCTTTTGTACCGTTACCTTTTAAGGAGCCAAGTCAAACCCTTCTCTCTCTCCTAGGGATCTTGGTCGACAGTGGGAGGCGTTTCGCATCTATCGCAGACATTCAAATTGGTGATGGAAATCAAAATGCGCCAGTCGGTACAACGGTTGCTCTATTAGAACGTGGCACTCGTGTTATGAGTGCCATTCACAAAAGATTACATGCAAGTCAAAGAATTGAGTTTGAGATTTTATCTAAAGTATTTGCAGATTATTTGCCTCCATCTTATCCATATTCAACAGCCAATGGTAATCAAACTATTAAGGCTTTAGATTTTGATAACAGAGTAGATGTATTGCCTGTCTCAGACCCTAATACTTTTTCTATGAGTCAAAGAGTTATTATGGCTCAAGAACTTCTTAGAACAGTACAAAGCAATCCTGAGATTCATGGACCTACTGGAATTCATGAAGCTTACAGAAGAATGTATGCTTCTATGGGGGTGCAAAACATTGAACAGCTTTTGCCACCTCCCCCTCAACCTCAACCGGTTGATCCTGCGAATGAGAACGCAAGTTTAATAGCTGGAATGCCAGCTCAAGCTTTCCAAGGACAAGATCATGATTCACACATTAATTCTCATGTATCTTTGTATGGAACTATTACTGCACAATCAAACCCAGTTATATTATCTTTAATACAAGCACATATTTATCAGCATGTCTCATTTAGGGCTGCTGAAATTGTTGACCAGCAAAATGCACAGAACCCAGAGTTCCAAGAAACTTTGCAACAGATACAACAATTGCCATCAGAAATTGGCATGCAGTATCAACAACAATTACAAGAGTCGGTGGCAAGAGACATAGCTGCAGTAGTCTCTAAGTTGATGGAACAAATAAATTCTATCTTCATGCCACCCCCTCCACAACCCGATCCTTTGGTAGAACTAAGGGGTAAAGAATTAGACATTAAAGCTGATGATGTACAGCGCAAGCGTGAAGAGTTTGCGCAACGTCAACAATTTGATGCCATGAAAGCCATGCAAAGTAATCAGTTGGCAGAACAACGTTTAGTTATACAACAAGACATTGCTAAAATGAAAGATGACATAGCAAGAGAAAGAATAGAACAACAAAACCAATTTAAAGCAATGGATATCATGCGAGGTAACAAATGAGTTCAGTAAGAGAAGAAATGGCAGCAATGCATAAAAAACAATTAAAAGAAGAAGAGGAGCGTAAAATCAATGGCAATCAACCGATCATCAATGAGAATGCAAATCTCGACATCGACAAAATCGCCAAAGAGGCTGATAAGCAAGCGAATGAAATCCTTGCCAAAGTTATTAAAGAAAGCAAGTCGAAAGCAAAAAAAGCTACCAAATCTAAAACTGTCGCTAAGACTAAGGCCAAGGTAGTTAAAAAGAAAAAATAGCATGCCCTTAAAAAAAGGTAGTAGTAAGAAGACAATATCTGCTAATATAAGTGAATTAATGAGCAGTGGTAAAAAACAAAAAACTGCTATTGCAATTGCTCTTGAAAAAGCAAAAAAAAAGAAAGGTAAAAAAAATGGAAAAAGTAAAAAACGTTAAATCAAGTGTAAACATTAAAGATCAAGGTACTGTTAAATATTCAGAACCTAAAAAGATTGCTAATGGCGGTAAGCCTGGCAGACATGGACAAGGTCATTCTCGTGGTGGTGGGGCTGCTTTAAGAGGCACTAAGTTCTACGGCATTTGCTAGTAAGATGGCTGACTTAATGTTGCCACCTGCACCTCCTGGTCTTCACGATCAAATGATGCGAGGGGATGGTTATGGGCCTAGACCATTTGTTCCACCACCTATGGGTCCTAGATCTAGTCTTATAGTTGGTGGGCCTGCGTATTTTACGCCTGAAGGCTATGAAGCTCCATATCAACCTGAAGCAGCTTTTATGCCAACTGACAGAAGGTCTGATCCAATTCGAGATCAATTTATAAGAATGAATCCACCTCCACCTCCACCTCCACCTACACCTGAACCACCTTATATTGGCCCAATCCTACCACCCATGCCCATGCCACCCCCAACAACTCAAGGAGGGGTGGAAGAACCTACGCCCTATGTTCCAACTCCAGCTTCTGATCCAACATCAGTAGA